GAGGACCTCGGACCCACCTTCCAGAGAGACAAAGTGCCCTATGTCGGCACCGGCCCAGCGGTATATGCCTTGGTCATCGTCGCCAGCAACGAACATACGTTCGCACCTCTCGTTCAGACTGTGGGCTACCCGCCATTGTAGCGGGGTGAGATCCTGCGCCTCGTCAAGGAATATCGTATTGAGGACCGGCAGGTTGCCCGGCTTCTCGGATAGCTCTACCATCATGTCGGTAAAGTCTTTGAGACCATTGAACGCCTTAAAGCGTTCGTATTCCTTGTACAGGTGTTCAAACTCGTAGAACGGAATGTCGAGTTCCGTAACATTGTAGGCATACTGAATGCCCAGTAACGAGTTCCGCGCCAGATCAATTGCCCGCATGATGGGGTTGTTGGATTTCATAAGAGTGAACCCGTCGTCCACTATGTGTTCTGCCCCGGAAGATGACAGGTCTACACCCGTCTCCTTGCTAAACCCCTTGAGACCCTTGTCCCCGAGAACGTCGGCGCTAGACATGCCAAGGCACTGAAACGCCAGACTGTGCAGCGTCCGGAAGTAGGAGAAGTCCTTCTCTGGGTCCAGGTTAAATCGTGCGACCGCCCGGTCCCGTGCTTCGTGGGCCGCTTTGCGTGTGAAGGCAAAGTACCCGATGTCGTTCGGGGACATGCCTCCCGATAGCAGGGCGTCTACTTGATTCAGCAGCGTGGTTGTTTTTCCCGTACCCGGAGGTCCAAAATATCTAAACATCTTTCACTTTCAGAAATACATCTATCTCGTAGCCAAGAGCATCCAGTATCTGCTCTATCTTGTAGATAGATAGCTGCCGTGCCGCGCCCACGTTCTCATACTCAGCTATCGTGCGCTGCGGCATCTTGCTTTTGTACGCGAGTTCTTTTTGCGTCAGCTTCTTTTCTTGTCTCAGTTCCCGGAGAAGCTTGCTCCAGTTCGTTTGTTCTCTTGTCAAAACGGAATGTCCTCCTCGTCATCAAAGCGAGACTCAAAAGCCTCTTCTATCTTCGCAAAGGCCGGTATCGACCAACACCGGACGGTGCGCCCCTTGATTCGGAACTGCTCGGATCTGCCGTCAATATCTCTAAGGCGCTGCGCTATCTTGTTGGATCGATACTCGAAGAACTTGTTGCGTTTAAGAAACGCCTCAAAGTCCTTGAGCCTAAAATATGTTCTGCCTTCTTCTTCGTCGGTCCATGGGCGGCGAAGCAGGATCTCTTCTTTGTCCATCGCGGACTGCATGTGCGTGGAGAACTCTTCCAGCATGTCGTAGAACTGACCGCGAAGGCTGGTGTCCTCGGAGGTGGATATCACCGCACCTTCTGTATCGACCATCTGACCCAGAAGGCTGTTCATCTGGGCTTCCCAAGCTTGGCGGGTAATGGTCCGGGGCATGAAGTTTATCTGCTCCATGCACAGTATCTGAAAGCGCGGCTGCTTCTGTAGGCCCTCGGTGTCCAGTTCAACCGGACTGCCGTTAACGTCGAGGAACCACAGCGGCGGCTCACTGTCATACTTACGCAGGTTGGCTACGGTCGGCGTGTTTGCTCCACCGCCCACGCCGTGCTTTCGGCTGCGGCACAGGTCCTTGTTGCAGAAATTGCAGATAGGCTGGTCCGCGCACTTGTACTGGTAGTCTTTCTTTTTTATCTGGTCCGCGACAATGTTGACCTCTTTTAGGTCTAGCGCGGGCTCCATGATGTTCTGATTGTATTCGAGGATTTTGGTTTCCCACTCGTCGGGGTAAGCCTTCCTCAGATATACTCCCAGGTTAAACAGTCCGTTGTTTCGTGTGCCTTCCGGGAAACCCTGACGCAGCAAAGCTTGCAGGCAGGGAGGTCCGTCCTTCAGCTTGTTGTCAACGTCGGGAACCGACTTGGCTAGGAGGTCATCCAAAGCCTTCTCGTTAATCGCGGACTTCTCCGCTAGGTCGAGAAACTGCTCCAGTGTCGCGGCGCTGCCATCCTCGTTGAAGGCATAGCGAAGCCCTCCCTCGTGATCGAAGTACGGCAGGTTCAGGAAGTTTCCGTTGTCGCCCCGTTCGAGGACTAGCTTGATCTGTTTTGGAAAGATCTCGCATCCGCCAAAGCCTATCTCAGCGGCAACCTCTTTTAGCTTTATCTGTAGCTTCTCTGCCTCTACCCGTTCAGACAGAAACAGGTAAAGATGCGCTCCCCCGGATTTGCTCCGGCAGACGACCAGAGGCAGTTCAATTTCTTTTAGCTTCGTCAGTATCTTGGAATGATCCAGAGGATACTGGTCAATATCAATAGCTCCCCACAGGCACAGGTTGTCCTCGTTTATAGGGACAACGCCTATGCTGGTCTCGCCTTTAAGGTGTGATTCGTATGTAACGCTGGTCCGTGGTTCGTGGACAAATTTGTATTTGCCCTTTTGCTTTCCACGAGCGTCCTTCGTAGTCAGATCCAGAGCCCCGTAGGCTCGGTTCAAACCACGGAATAACCGTGCAAATCTCTCTATTTCTTTTTTCATTATGGAAAACCGGGGGAAGGTTTCCCTCCCCCCGTATGTCCTAGAACGGGATGTCTTCGTCAGAGGTTTCTTTGTCTTCCTCTCTGACATGCTTGACGTTTACCTGACCCGCTTGGATCGATTCGGCAAACAACTTTGCCTCTGCGTAGACATTCGGGTCTTTGACCACGTCGTCCTTGCTGATCTGCCAACCGTGCCAAGAACCGTTCTTGTTTTCCTCGGAGACCGTTTCCATCTTCCAGATGTGAGAAAAGCGCGGCGGAGTGAACAACCCACCTTTGCTATCCTTCATCTTTAACGACCTCATAGCCGAGTTCCACTGCTTCGACTTCTTGAATTGCGTGGACTTCATAGGCAGGAGTGCCTGTTGAGTCACGCCGTCCTCGTCAATGACGAGAACGTAGTGTTGAGCGGTGCGCTCAAGATAGCGACCACTACCGCCGACAACGTAGTCTTTGTTGTCGTCGCCTCTTTCGGTTTGGGGTATCTCGTCCCCCGCTCCGTAGATGGCATGAGGTGCTCCCGTTCCGGTGCCCCTCGGCTCCCATTCGATATACTGGAGATTATACGCGCAGTTGATTACGCGAACGCCATCCTTACCCTTGACGATGTCTTTCGTGACCGTGTTGTAAATGTCACCAGCCTTCGCATCATCAAGGTCGTCCAGTTCGTCGGACATCTTTTGCAACACCTTAATGAAAGGAATTGCAAGATCTTCAGAACTTAGGTCGTTTACGCCCATGCCTGCGTCAGCCGCAAACATGTTCTCGTCCATCACCGCCACTTCGGCGGCTTTCTTTTTGGCTACTGCTGTTGCCATTGCTACTTGCTCCTCTTGATAGTTGCTCGTTGTGAAATAAAAGCCCCGAATAGATCAAGCGGGACGGGGTCCCCCGCTTCTACCCGCTCCCGAAGCCACGCCTTCAAGGTCATAGGTTCGACCTTCTCCAACTGGCTGGGAACGAATCCTTGTGTGCCACAAAGGTCTACAAACTCCTTTGCAGTGTCGTCTTCGCCGCGACCAAAAGTGACGGTCACGTTGTTCTTTACGAGGTCGCCAAACTCATGGTCACGCAACCACTGGAATGCTTCGTCCTTGCGGTCGCGGGGGATACTGGCGGCGTAAATCGGTTTGACGGCAATCTCTGATCCGTCGGTCAAGGTAAACTTCTGTAGACCCATGACCTCCAAGGCTTCCGGCAAATGCTCGTCCGTTATCTTATGGAGAGCGGCCTTGGTCTCTTTCATCAGCTTCTCGGCGTCCGCCAGCTTTTGCTCTAGCGCGGCTGCTTCATTTGCCAGACGCGAAACAGCGTCGAGCTTACCTTCTTCTAGCTGATCTATTTTGTCGGAGGTTGCTCCAGAGTCTGAAGCCATTTCTGCTAATAAGTCATTCATGTTCTTTGCTCCTGCATAATGAATCGGCGGTTGACTATACCGTCAGAAACCCTTATATGGGTATTTACAGGTTGATGCAAGAGAAATCTTAATGCCCCGATTCGATTTTAAGACCGAACCTTACGAGCACCAGCGCGAAGCCTTCGACGGCAGCGCGGATCAGGAGAACTATGCTCTTCTGATGGACATGGGTACAGGCAAAACAAAAGTTTGCATAGACACCATCGCGCATAACTTTGAAAAGAAGGCCGTAGACTTTGCCATCATCGTAGCACCCAAGGGTGTCATCGCCAACTGGATAGGCGAAATAGATACGCATCTTCCCGGACGCATAGACCGGGAGGTCGTTATGTGGAAGCCCAATCTGACAAAAACAAAGCGCGAGGAACTGAAGACCCTTGCAGAGCCTAGCTCCAAGCTGAAGTTTTTGCTGATGAACATAGAGGCGTTTAGTACAAAGAAGGGTGTCGATGTCGCGGACTTCTTCGTTAAGAAGTTTAAGGTCTTCATGGCGGTGGACGAATCAACCACTATCAAGAACCGGCAGGCCAAGCGGACCAAGTCTATATGCACCGTGGGCCGTGGTGCGGTAATGCGGCGCATCCTGACGGGATCCCCGGTCACGAAGTCGCCCATGGACCTCTTTAGTCAGATGGACTTTCTAAGCCCCAAGATACTTGGCTTTAAGAGCTACTATGCGTTCCAAGGCCGCTACGCCGTGGTGCAGCGCCGGAGCATGGGAGCGCACTCCTTCAATCAGATACTTGGTTTCCAGAGGCTGGACGAACTGACCGAAACGCTGGACGGCCACTCCTTCCGGGTTCGCAAGGAAGACTGCCTCGACCTGCCCGACAAGGTGTACATGAAGCGCGAGGTAGAGCTAACCAAAGAACAATCCGACGCTTACGTACAGATGAAAAATCTGGCGCTAGCTCGGTTGGACAGTGGTGACTTGTCCACCACGCAAAACGTATTGACGCAGATAATGCGTCTTCAGCAGATATGTCTGGGTAGCCTGACGGATGACGACGGGGAAGTTCATCCCCTGAAGTCTAACCGTCAGTCCGAACTCATGGACATCTGCGAGGAGATACAGGGTAAGGCGATTATATGGGCGACCTGGACGCAGGATATTCGTTCAATTGCCGAGGCCCTGCGTGACCGCTTTAGCGTACAAGCGGTCGCAACGCTCCACGGTGAGACCCCTGATTCTGAGCGCCAACAGATCGTGGAAACATTCCAAGATCGGCAATCGGAGTTACGTTTCATCGTGGGGCATCCTAAAACAGGCGGTTACGGTCTGACCCTTACGGCTGCAAACACCGTGGTCTACTTCAGCAACAGCTACGATCTGGAGCTACGACTTCAGTCCGAAGACCGGGCGCACCGCATCGGGCAGGAGAACAAGGTCACCTATATCGACCTGATCTCGCCCAAGACTATAGACGAGAAGATCGTCACCGCCCTGCGGAACAAAATCAGGATTGCCGATACAATACTG